CCCTCCATTTGCAGGTGTTCCTGAACCAATGTTTAATTGATATTGTGTTCCATCAATAACAATGTATGGATTGCCACTTATGATTCTAAATTCAAACTTTTCACTACCATATTGATATATTATTCCTGCTGCAGTAGCTTCTGTGGCATAACTTTCGTTCCATGAAGGATTATTAGTTCCTACAGACCACCTTGCATGATACCCATTATAGTGAGTGTTTGCTTCAACTCCTGGTGATATTGGAGATGATATCTGCAATTCTCCAGTTGCGCTTCCTCCTGGATATGTTGGTGGCGGCACTGGGCCAACTCCACCGCCTAATCTCACTGCTCCAGAAAAGTTTCCAGCTTGCAATTCATTTTCGAAAATCGTCCAACCAGCTATTTGGCCAGAGTTGGCCTGGATAGATCCCTTGACGCTTAAAGTATTTGCTCCATCCCAATAGATATAGCTATCTATTGTTCCAACTCTAAATTCTGGTGAAGATATTTCAACTCCTGCAGTATCTGTTTTCCATCTATTATTTGCATTAATGAAAACAGATCCAGCTTTAACAGTTCCTCTAATGGAAGCGGACGAAAACTCTGCGTGTCCATCTCCACCTATAACCCAGCCAGCTGTTCCATCTGTCCACGTTGAAGTATTATTATTGTACGAGCCGTTATAATTAGATGATCTAATAATTGCCATATTTGCAGGAGCATTAATTGTTGTTTGAGCTCCCTGCTGCTTTAAAATTATTTCATGTGCGTTAATTGTTCCAGCTGTAATCTTTGATGCAGTTAGGGATCTTATATGTTGGCTTTCAATTAATTGAGTCGCAGATGACTGCTTTAGGCCAGAGCTTGGAGTCCAACCACTGGAGTTTCCAGATGTGTCAACTGCTCTAATCCTTCCATAATACGTTACATCAGTTTGTGTGGAGCTATCTGTTGCTGCACCAGTGTTGGTCGGAACATCTATCGTAAAGACGCTTGCTGATGCTTTTCCCGTTGAAATTAAAGTTGTACCTAGCGCATCAGAATATAATTCATACTCATACTCTTTTACGTCAAGATCTTCAGTTGGCTCAAAAACAAACATTACCGACTTATAGTTTCCATAAATAAAAAACGTAGTATTATTTATGGTTCCAGGAATAGTTTGGTCTCCTGGAGTTTGAATCCTGATAGACTCATATGGAAAATCAACAGCAGAAATCTCTGTGTTTTTTGCCTTAAGAGTAAATAAGTAGTCTTGACCAGGCTTAAGGTTTGTTATTTTTTTTACAATTTTAGCCATTATTTTAACCCACCTACTGACTTAAAAGCTATATCTGGTTTTACTTCTTCATCATTTAAAGAAAGATTATATCTTTTTGAAAAAGTATATTTTTCTATTTTACATCTATTCCCAGATGAAGATGCGTTTTTTTCATTTAAAATTTCTATTTCAAAAGAAAAATCTCCATATATTTCTTCATAAACAAAAAATGTATTATCAGAAATAATATCTAAAGAATATATATTCTGATTTTCTTGAACCACAGGCGCGTACAAATCAATATCTATATTTGATTTTATTACCTTTTGTCCTTCACCTATTGCTGAAGTTTTTATAACTTTTATTCTAATCTTTCCACAGTCTGGTCCTTTTTCTGCATAAATATTTAATTTTGGACCATTAAAAATTCCAACTGCTTTAGCTCCTGGAGCTGAAGATTGATTATTCATCCAAATTCCAGCAGTGCCTAAAAATGATAAAGAGACAATTCTCTCATTTGATGCTCCATTTTGTACTACAGTTGAATATTGATCAATTGAATTATTGAAAGAACCTGTTTCTTGGCCAATATAATTAGCCCCTGATGTAGGTGTTGTAGAAATATATGAACCAGAACTTAACTGAATGTACTGAATGTTATCCTTATGATAATAGATATAATAACTCCCAGGAAGTTCTGAACCTGCAGTGCCTGCAGTTACAGATTTAAACCATAAATTTTTTTGATAATCAAATTCACTTGATCCACCTAAAATCAAACTATATGTTGGTGTGTAAGCTGTTGCTGTTTCATAAACAACTAAATATGAATCAGAGTCAATTTTATTTTTGATTAATCCATCTTCATAATAATATAGACGCCCAATATCTAAAGAACCAAGATTAACATGAACCCAATCTCCCTGTTTTAAATTTTCAGTAAGGGTAGGAAAAAGTATTTTTCTTCTCACTGGTGCATATGTCGTTGAAGAGTTTTTTGTATATGTAAACCAAGTCATAATTATATCTCGTTATATAGTATTTCAAACTCGTATGAGTTTATTTTGTCATCATCTATTTCTATTTCAAAAGTTGCATCAAAGTAGAGTCCACCGCCCACTAAAGTGCTCTGCTCTAATCCTGTTAGGGTTATATTAGAATAGCCGTTTTCACCTAAAGAGCTGTAGTACTCTTCTCTGCCAGAAGTGTAGTCAATGCTTTTAGCGCTTATTGGGGCTGAACCATCAATACCTGAGTGTGAGTGGGTAGCAAGTGGCATTCCGCCTATTGTTGCACCTTCTGCCAAGAAGACATTACCAGTAATTGTTCCGCCATCTCTTCTTAAATATTGAGGGTGAGCATCTCCGTCAAGATCATCTAGCTGAGCGTGAGAAGATCTAAGGCTACTTCTTTTTTCTGAGTCTACTGGCATAGATTCAAACAAATCTTTATAGATTTCAATATTTTCGTCAGTTGTTTGAGAAAGAATTTTTACTCTTTGTATTGCAATAGACTCTAGTTGAACTATATAGTTCACATATCTTCTTTTAAGAGAAATAGACTGTAAAATTCCATCCATTCTAGATGAGAACTGGATTCTTCTCTCAATGTAGTCAGTTGTAACTGAACCTAAGTTGCCCGTAACTGCATTATTAGCCATTACAATTTCACCAGCTAGGGTTGGGCATTCTCTTGATATAGCAGACGTGGTAAAGTCAAAAACAAGCGGCTCAATTACCGATGACTTAAATGACATTGCTGGAAGTAAATAGCTTGAATAAAAAGTTTGAGCTATATCAACAGAATCCCTTTTAATTAAGTTTGAAATAGTTTGTATTTCTGAAATGTATGAATTAACTTTTAACGCAAAAAATGATTGGAATTGAGCTGCATGTTTTTCAGTAATTTTTTCTACTTCTGATTGAGGAATTGTTGCCGTAGGATTTGTGATTTCTTTAGCCAACTGTTTCGTATAATGCGTAGCTGTTTTGGCCCAGTCAGATAAATGTTTGGCAATTTGACTTTCTGTCTCATCTTTATATGCCTCCCCTAAATGGTGTGTAACAATATTTCTAATTATTACAATTTCATTTTTTATGTACAAAAGAATTTTTTTAATGTCAATTAAATGACCGAATGTAGTATGACTAATTGAAAGATCATAATTTTTTACTAAGTCTCTACATGCTCTACAAAGATGTTGTGATGCGTAAATATATTCTTTATATGGGATATAGTTTGGTGTTTCTAAATCTTTAGCTGTTTCATTAGTTTTAGTAATATCTTTCCAAACTGCTTTATGAGCAGTTTCTAACTCTATGTTGCAGTAAGCGTTAATATTTACTTGTTCAAGATTTGTATCTATTTCTCTTATCAATTCAGAAATAATATTTTCTGCATAAAATACGTGTGATCTAACTTCTGAAATTGGAACTTGTGAAAAATCTGTGAGATATTTTGCAGGAGTATCTGAAATACCAGCAGCATTTCTAACTGCAGCCCTTTGATCTAAAGAAGTATATCCAGATACATTTTCTGTAGAATTAGAAAAAATACCTTCAACTGCGTTAGGTTCTCCTATCCCATATTGTGGCATCTTTAGAAAGTCTTTCTTTTAATCGGAGCAGTGCCTCTTTTTCTAAACGATTTTTTATAACCAAATTTAGATGGCATTAACTTTTCTGCTCTTGGGGGTATTGCACTTACAATTTTATCATCTTCATCTTCAGACGACGATGGCTTTGGCATAAAAAATGTATTTGAAAATGTTTCTGTTCGAGTAGTATATTTTACTTTATGAAGATCTCCGTAATTTTCGGTTATTGCCAGCAGTGCTAGCATCAGTGCGTCGTGTGCGTGATCTACGGCTGATCCACTAGCTTCAAAAACCGGTCTACCAGTTTGAGTGGTTCTTAAAACCACATAAGATATTAGTTGCATATACATTTCTGTATCTTTTTCAGATATATTTAAAATTTCTTTTTCTAAATATTGTCTGAGATTGTCAACCATGTACGGTTTAATTTCTTTTTTAACTAACTGTTTAGTATAGGGATCCCTAATATCAATGGTTTCGCTAAAACTAACTCCTTTTACCTTTTCTCTTAATCCACTGATTGGATTTTCTACGCCATATTTATGAAGTAGCTCTACTTGGACTTCACCATAACCTCTATCAACATAAATATGTTTTGGGTTATAGATTGAATTTAAATGGACTATTCTTTGGACAGCTGTTGTCAGAGTATATTCGGATCTTTCTATTTCTTCTCTGTAGCAGAGTTTTACTTTATTTCTGAATTGTTCATCTTCATACGAATCTGCACAGACTTCTAAAACAACTATGTTTGTTCCAGCTCCGTATTTGTCCCAGTCAACTCCTATGGTATAAAAGTTTCTAGCCGAAGTGACTTCAGTTACATAATCCCAACCTGGTTCGACAAAAGCTCTGTCTACAAACTTCCTAGGGTAAACGCCTTCTGCATCTTCTCCCCAGTCTGCTTCAATTTCATGTCTGTAACCAATTTCTGAATATTGTTCTCTAAATTCATCTTCTTGATCTTTACTAAAGAATGGGTTGCAATAAGATGGAAACCAAAATTCTTTAAATCTTTCTGACCTACACCATTCCCAAAATCTTTCTCTTCTACCAGTTGGAGTAGATGCGCCAATAAGAACTTTATCTGGTTGATCTTCTGCGGTTTTTTGCAACATTGCATATAGGGCGTCAAGGTCATCTGCGTGCATGTAGTCCATTTCGTCTAAAACAATTACGTGTGCTTCCTGACCACGAGCTACGTCTGATTTTCCACCTGAGCGCATACCAGATGTAAAGAATCTAATTGTTGATCCATTAGAAAATTGAATCATAAACTGAGGACTAGTAACTTTTCTTGTTATAGAGTTTAAAACTATTTCATTTTTAGATGCGAGTCTAACAATTTCTTGATATATCAATTCTACGTGAGATTTCATTGGAGCTATAACCAAACATCTGCCGTCTTTATGAGTATAGCTATAATGCAGAAGTGCAATAGCCATACTAAATGTTTTTCCTAAACGACGACCAGCTCTTAAAACTTTTCTTAATGCTGGATCACGTAAAATCAAGGTTTGATAGACTCTTGTTTCTGCTCCCAAAAATTGCTTTGCCCAAACACAAGGATCTTTTGCAAGATGTATTTGTCTTTGCTGTTCAGTAGAAATTCCTGCATCAAGTAAATCAACATCAACCTCAAATGGTTCATCAATTAACAATGAAAGCTCTCTATTTGTTAAGGGTCTTTCTGTAATAGGTTCTCCACTCATCCAACTAAGATGTTGAAGTTTATTTTTAAACACCCATTCAATTCTATTAACCTGCTTAACAGTTTCTGGATCTTGCTCTCTTATTATTTCAATAAGATCTTCTCTAGACAGTTTTTCTAAATTTTGTCTAAATTTTAATGTTTTATTTTTTAATGTTTGAGTCATAATTATCCAAAATGTGCTGCCATCATTGATGCTTCTGAACCTAACAAGCTTCTTGCGTTAAGTCTTGAATTTTGTATTGCCATTACACCTCTAGCTCTTGATGTAGC